GCGATAACCTCAAGAGCACTCCTTCCAACTAAAACCTAGAATATTTCTAGGTCAGGGGGATGGCCTCCCCTGTTTCGGGCGATTAGCGCAGCGGTAGCGCAGTTGCTTTACACGCAATTGGTCGGCGGTTCGAATCCGTCATCGCCCACTTGATAAATACTTAAAAAAAGTATAATGGAAAAACTGTTTAAACTCTTAAGTGATGCTCAGTCATCACTTTTTGTTTTGTTTCATAAAACTTGGGCATTTCATTGGAATGTAGTTGGAAGTGATTTTACTCAACTTCATCAACTTTTTGGTGGACAGTATGAAACTATGTTCGAAGAGATTGACAGACTCTCTGAGCATATGAGATACTTAAATATTAAACCACTGAGTTCACTTTCAAGAATGCTTGAGGTTACTCAAATCAAAGAAGCAGCAAGTTCAACAGGAGCAAAAGAAATGCTTCAGGAACTTCTTGAAAATAATGAAAAGTTTTGTGAGTTAATGCAAGAGATTTCAGAAGAATCTGAATCACAAAAGCAATATGCAACTGCTAATTTGGTCCAAGATTTAATGGAGTCTCACGGAAAGTTTGTTTGGATGTTAAGATCACATTTACAGTGATAAGGATGAAGGACAATGTTATCGATAAGATGCAAAGATTGTAATAAAGAATTAATTGGACACCCTACAAAAACAATTACTTGTGGGTGTCCTAATATGTCTTCAATTCGTGGTGATAAAATTTCAGCAGTTGACTTATCACGAGTTGTTATGCTAAACTCTTTAAAAGAAAATCAAAACAAAAATGTGCTGACTTCCCAAGATATTGCTTGGCAAGAAGCACGTCGCCAGCGTAAAGTGAAGCGACTTGATTTTGAAGTCCGTTGAGGACTTATTTGGAAGGAGTCCGGTTGGTCGAGGACACCGCCTTGAAAGCGGCTGGGTTTAAAAGCTTCGCAGGTTCGATTCCTGTTCCTTCCGTTTAAATGGTTACAAATTTAACAATTTCTTCAACACTGTTACGTATTGAACACAAATGATTGACTTTGGAATTTTAATGATTAGTATATAGTAGTATATTAATCTACAACTTATGGATCAGCACACCTATGATAATTGGGTGAAGATCAAAGAGACTTTTGAATCCTCTGGGAATACCGACAATATGTTCTATAAGAGAGCAGTTGAAATAGTCAAAACCAGAAGAGATCCTCTTGCAAAGTATCTTGGAGATGAAAAATGATGGAACCATTTGATGATGATTATGTAACTCGAACAGAAGTGCAGGAGATGATTGATGCCGCAATACGACGACACAACCGTAATGCTTCTATCATTAGTATGTGCGTCGGTTGGGTGGTTCTTTCTTTATTTGCTGAAGGACTTTTGAGATTAGTCGGCGTTATTCCACCTGTACTACCGTGGTTAAACATTACCTTAAAGTAAAAGGAAAATGTCTACACATACTAAACAAAGATACGCATTTGCCGCATCAGCATTTGTAAGAATGTGGGGAAGAGGTGCATTAACTGATATAAAAATTAAACAGTTTTGTGTGGAATGGGCCCATAGGAATGTAGATGCACCATTGGATAACACTGTTGATCAATACTTCTATTACGAATTTAAAACTTGGAGGGGATACTGATGTTTCATCTAGTCGAAGTTCTTGCAGCAAGCCAATTATGGTTAGGACTTTGTGGGGCAGGGTTGACAGTCGCTCCAATTCTGGGTATAATGCTTATACACCGAACTAAATAACGGTACAACGGGGTGTAAGTCAGCGGTAGACGGCATCTTTTGGGAAGATGAAGACGGGAGTTCGATCCTCTCCACCCCGACTCATAAAACTTACTTTATGAAAATGAATCAAGAAATCGAAGAACTTCAATCATTTACAGTCGAAGAGTTTCAAACAGATTTTGATAATCTGATAGACAGGGTTGAGCACGGCGAATCATTTATCATAACAAGCGAGCATGGAAATGCAATCATAGTTCCTTATAATGAAGTTGTAGAAATATGTGAAGAGTCAAAGATGGATTTTGAAGAGATAATCAAAATCCACACTGATCACGAAGAAGGATCGTGATTTGATTGGGACTGTCGCCTATGGGTTAAGGCCCACTGCTTATAACGGTGTGAACTGAGTTCAAGTCTCAGCAGTCCTACTTTGCTCGTTTACCCATCTGGTTGAAGGGACCGATCTCATAAATCGGCAGAGGTCAGTTCAATCCTGACAACGAGCACTTGACAGAATCCCTGTCAAACCTGTATAATACATAGGTCAACATTCAAAACAATGACTCTCACAGTAAAATTCAAGAAAGACGTTCAAACCCTTCGTGGCGCAGCAAACGGAGACTTTTATCTTGATGTAAAGAATCCGAAACTTTACAAAAAAGTTCGTCGTTTCTATGAAAACGAAGGTGTAGTATTCTCTGGTGATCCTCTGGATGATTATGAAATGCTTATGGAATATGTCTCTAGTGATCTTGAATCTGTTGAAGTAGCATGACTAAAGTTCTTTTGGAACGTGAAGGATATCGCTTCGTAGAAGTGGGTATTCTTGAGATAAACGGTAAACCCGATTATCGTATGCAAAAACAAAACGAATACACTAAACGATGGAATGACATTTATCTTTTTGATAATGTGCTACAATGTTCTACTGCAATGGAGGATATTGAGTATGCGAAATGGTTAGATCCTGATCGCGTTCCTTGTTATGTTCGAGGTTCCGAAGAGTATTGGGATTAATCGTCACGGATGGACGTTAACAGCACTGGTCGGGAGCAAAACCCCCTTATGTCTAAATCTGATTTACTAAGGTGGATTGGAAATATTCTTCTTATAATAGGTTATCAAATTATGTTATGGGGAGATTTTAAAAATGGTTTATTGTTAAAGTCTATTGGAGGAATACTCACAGTACCTTTTGCAATCAAACTCAAACTTTGGGACGTATTATTTTTATGTGCGTTCTTTGGTATTACCGAGATATCAAAGTTAACCCAACTTTTCTTGGTTTCGTAAAACCAAGTGGTGGAGTCAAATGACCCCTTAAGGTTTCTTGCTTCCTTAAAAAGTAAGTGGTGCGGATGGGGTAACCCCGCCTGGTTTCCAATTTCCAGTCAAAGAATTGGTGGCGAGCCTGAAAGACCTGTGAGGGAGTTGACAACAACTCCCTTTTTTTGTACAATATATAAAAAGAGTTTTAGTGTAATCTATGAATGATTATAAAAAAACAGCACTTGTACTTGGTGCTGGCGGTTTTATTGGAAGTCATATGGTAAAAAGACTTCGTTCAGAAGGTTATTGGGTACGTGGAGTGGATCTTAAACTTCCCGAATACTCTGAAAGTGAAGCGAACGAATTTATTATTGGGGATCTACGCGATGTTTCTTTTGTAGAAAGAACTCTTCAGTATAAAGGACCTTATCGCAATTTCTATAATTTTGTTCCTTCAAAGTATATTGATACTTTTGATGAGATTTATCAGTTCGCTGCTGATATGGGTGGCGCAGGATTTGTTTTCACTGGTGAGAACGATGCAGATATTATGCATAATTCGGTTACTATTAATTTGAATGTTCTTGAGGCACAGCGTCAGTTAAATGATTTTAAGGAAGTAAATAAAACTAAGATCTTTTATTCTGGTTCAGCGTGTATGTATCCAGAATACAATCAACTTGATCCCGATAATCCTGATTGTCGTGAAGAATCTGCATACCCTGCAAATCCAGATTCCGAATATGGATGGGAAAAACTCTTTTCAGAGAGACTATATTTTGCCTATTATCGTAATTATGATATTCCAGTTCGGGTTGCTCGCTATCATAATATCTTTGGTCCTGAAGGAACTTGGGTTGGTGGAAGAGAGAAAGCTCCCGCAGCAATTTGCCGCAAAGTAGCAGAACTATCTTTAACCGGCGGAACTATTGATGTTTGGGGAGATGGTAAGCAGACTCGTTCTTTCCTTTATATTGACGAGTGTGTTGAAGCAACACGTCGTATGATGGATTCTGATTTTATCGGACCTGTGAACATTGGATCTGAAGAAATGGTTACAATTAATCAACTTGTAGACATTGCTGCTAAGGTTGCTGGAAAAAATGTTGAGAAGAATCATATTGATGGACCTCTTGGTGTTCGCGGCCGCAATTCTAATAATGATTTAATTCGTGAGAAACTTGGTTGGGACTATTCACAAACACTTGAAGATGGAATCAGAAAAACATATAATTGGATTCACACTCAAATATATAAAGATAAATTAATGCATCATCCTGTTTGATATGGTTGAATATAAATTTTTGGATGATTGCTTACAAGTAGATAAAAGTAAATTTAAATATGAAAATTGGTATTTGATGAACTGGGGAATGGGAGATGCTATTGATGCAACTCTTTTTCTTGAATCAAACTCTCCAGTTTCTTATAAAATTTTATGCAGACCTGGAATTTTTAATGGTATTAAATTTGTTTTAGATAATTTTGTAACCAATCCAAAGTGTGAAGTTGTTGAAGTTTTTCCTTTAGAAACTGGATATCCAATTCCTGAAGAGGAAGTTATTATGTCTAAACACGGTTTTTATCCCCAGGATTTAAATATTTTGAGTAATGCACATAATATTAAACAACTTAAGGTATGCCATATGGCACCAAAGATGTGGTCTGTTACCCAGAATCTTCATAGTACAGGAATTCTATCAAACATAGAAAGGTATTCTAATGTAGAGAAAAATATTGAAGAAAAGACTTGCATTCTTTTTCCAGAAAGAGGTGACAGTTACCAACTAGATGATTCTTTTTGGAATAATATTGTCAATAAGATGAAATCGAAAGGATATAAAGTAATTGTAAATTGGACTAATAAAACAAATGTGTTTACCAACCAAAAAATTTTTCAGGGTACTGAAAGATTGGATAAACTAGAACTTCAAGATCTTTTAGATTATTTGGTTCGTCATAAAAATTTGGTTACCATTGGGCAGATATCAGGAATTTTTGTTTTACTTAAGTACTTTGAATTTTTAAAAATTGCTTTTTTTATAGATTATAATGATCCTGAGATGAAAGATCCAACAAGAGCATTGTATGAATCTTGTAGTCTTTCCGATGGTCTTTATACAAAAAATATGATAGAATTTAAACTATCAGAATTTAATATCAATCAACTTGACCTTGTGGTTCCATGAAAACAAAATTTAATCTGGTTGGAAATACTTTTACGCATTTGACAAACGGGAATAAAGGATACTCTGTTCACGGCAAAGAATCTAAGTATATTGAATGGGTCAGCGATGGAACTGGAGAAGCAACATTTTATATTGACAGCACTCTTTCTCAGGCAACCATTGATAAAGTTTCCGGACCAAAATACGGGTGGCTTCTTGAATCAAAATACATTACTCCTCAGATTGTAGAGTCTGTTAAAAGTCATCCCGAAAAATATCTAGAAGTATTTGATACAATTTTTACTCATAATCAAGAACTTTTAAAAATTGATTCAAAATTTAAATGGGTTCCCGCTCAAGGATTTTGGATTAAAGAACCCAAGATTTATGAAAAGTCAAAAATGATTTCTATGATCGCTTCAAACAAACAAATGTGTGAAGGTCATAGACTTCGCCTTGAATGGATCGAAAGACTTTGGGGGCAAGTTGATCTTTATGGTCGTGGATTTAATGAGATTGCAAATAAAGAAGAAGGTTTGTGTGATTATATGTTCTCAGTTGCAATTGAAAATGGGCAATACGAAACTTACTTTACAGAAAAACTTTTAGATTGTTTTGCAACAGGAACTATTCCAGTTTATCTTGGTGCCCCTGATATTGGAGATTACTTCAACAAGGATGGTATTATCGATTTGACAGATGAGTTTTACATCTCTGACGAATTGTATTATAATAAGATAGATGCAATCAAAGAGAATCTAGAGAAAGTAAAAGAGATGGAAATTCTTGAAGACTATATTTACCTGAGGTATCTAAAATGAGTATGTTAGGAGCATATGCCTCTTATAATGAGGAAACTGGATTTAACGAATATTGTCCTGGAGAAGTATTTGTTGGTATTTTTGAACGGATTAATATCCATCCAAAGGGGATTATACATGTTGGTATGTGGGATTTTTGTGAACACGCATGTTACACAAAACTAGTTGGTAATAAAGTTATTGGTGTGGAAGCAAATAAGTTCATCTACGAAACAATGTCAAAACCCGTAGCTGATCGTTGCGGTTATAAAAGTTTCAACGAATATCTTTATAGTGAAGATAATGTTGAAAAAGACTTCTATATGGCAGGGGAGGGATCAAGTTTATATCCTGGACCATCTTATTGGAACAAAACTAACTCAGTTAAGATTAAAACTAAGACTCTTTCTACTTTGATTGAAGAAAATAATATTGATATGAATGAATATGATTTTCTAAACATCGATGCTGAAGGAGCAGAACTTGATATCTTAAGGGGGTTTGAAAAGTATCTCTCATATATTAATGTAATTGATTTGGAAACCTCGGTTGATGATCGCCATAATAGTGGAGTAACTCACGAATTGGTTGATGAGTGGTTAAGTGAAAGAGGATTTGAACTTACTGAAATGTCTTCTTCGTATAAACATCAAGGGTGGGGAGATTCTTTGTTTGTAAGAAATACGAGGGATCACGCACCATTTAGAAAGTGATTAAATAGTCTATTATTCTTATAAAAAAATGCTTGAGAATTACGCAAAAAATGAAGATGGTATCATATACCAAGTAAATAGAGAACCATTTAAATACGATGAATTTTATTTGAAGCATTATAAAAATATGGGTTCTCTTTTACAACCAACCTCCATGTTGAGACTTGGATATATTATTGGATCTATTGGGAAAATACCTACTAGTTTGTTAGATGTTGGATATGGTAATGCTGCATTTTTGAATTCTAGTCGCCCACTAATTCCTAAACTATATGGTAATGATGTTGCAAGGCAACTTCTTCCAGATGGAGTTGAATATGTTGAAGATATCATGGAAGAAAAATATGATGTAATTACTTTTTTTGATTCTCTAGAGCATATGGAAGACATTGAATTTGTGAAAGATTTGAAATGTAATTATATTTGCGTATCTCTTCCTTGGTGCCATTACTTTAACGATGAATGGTTTGAAAGTTGGAAGCACAGAAAACCAGATGAACATCTTTGGCACTTTAATAAGGGATCCTTGGAAAAATTTATGACTAGAATGGGTTACGAGACAATTGATATTTGTAATCTTGAGGATGCTACAAGAGATAATGGAGAAAAATACGAAAATATTCTTACAGGAATTTTCAAAAAAATTAAGTAATTATGAAAAAAATTGCAGTAACTACATGGGTTACGGATGATTACCGTGATTTTATTGGAGTAGAAGAACTAAAAAATTCTTTCAAATACTTTCATCCAGACGTGGATTTCTTTGTATTTGATACAAAGATGACTGAGGAAGCAAAACAGAAAGATCCTTGGTTAAATCCCGTATGGATGATGCCTCCAAGTTGTCTTCCATTTGTTGAAGATTATGATATGGTTGTTCATATTGATGGCGATTGTGTTGTAACTGGACCTCTTACGGAACTTTTTGAAAGTGATGAAGATTTAATTGGAGTTAGAAATAACAATTCATTTGGAAAGGCAAGTTCACATAAAGGAATTACTATTGCTCACCTCCATCCATTTGGGGAAGGCCATCTCATTCCAGTTCAAAACTTTATTAATGCTGGTTTGATTGCATCAAACAATAAAGAATTTTGGTATGAGTGGCATGAATTAAATCGTCAAGCATATAAAATTAAGACCGAAATAAATCCATATTTTCATGGTCTTGGTGATGAGCAAGATACTTTAAACCAAATATTTCATAGTGGTAAGTATTCTTCAAAAATTATTGATGCCATGGGAACAGGATTGTCTTATGGTTTATGTAATACTTGGGGAAATCAAACTCATTGGGACAGTTGGAATAATCTTTATGTTGAAAATAATGAATTGTATCTTGACGATCCTGTAGATAATGTTAAAATGAAAGTGAAGGTTTTGCACCAAGCAGGTGGGTCATTGGCAAGTGAGTTAAATAGAAAGCACGGAACATTTAGAAATTGGTTAAAATCTACCTTAAAAGGAGATGTTCTTAATTACGTAAACAAGGTATCAAAATGACAGTTTTAACTTTTAAAGACATTTGTAGAAACGAAATAGATTTATCTTCGTCTGAAAATTATAAAAATCATGCATTTGCTCAACATTCTTGTGTGGGCGCGATCGTTCAGCAATTTGATCAAGATTTTTATTATTTTCTTAAAGGACAAGAAGACTTGAATATTATTGATCTTGGTGCAAATATAGGTTTGTTTTCTTTATACGCATCACCAATCGCAGAAAAAATTTATGCAGTAGAACCAACTCCATCTCATTTTTCCCTTCTTAAAGAATTAGTTGAGTTAACTGAAAGGACTAATATCGAACCACTAAATCTTGCCATAGGGATGGAAGATGGTGAATCTGAATTTTTTGTTCATGAGGGAAATTCAACAATGAATTCGTTTGTTAAGCATACTACTAATCCTCACAGTGAAACTAGTGTTTTGGTTAAAACTAAAACACTGAATAGTTTGATTGATTCTTTAGGTTTGGATACAGTTGGATTTGTTAAAATGGATATTGAGGGATTTGAAAATCAAGTTATTTTTGAACCTTCTTTTGAAGAAGCAGTCAGCAAAATTGATGCAATGTATGTGGAAGTTCATGATTTTGAAGAAGCTGGTAAAATGCAGGTGAATTTTAATAAAATAAAAGATCAATTTGTATCTTGGGGTAAAACTGTAGAAAAACTACAGTTTGATGGTATGTTTGTTTATTGATCAAATGAAAAAACTTTATCGTAGACTTCTTGATATTTGTTATCAAAATAAATTACATCATCTGGGAAGTTATTTTTCATCATTACAAATTCTTGACAACATTTATAAAAATATGAATAAGGATGATATCTTTATTCTATCTAATGGACACGCTGTTGTTGCTTTATATGTGGTGCTTGAAAAGTATCACGGACTGGATGCTCAAGAACTTCTTGATAAGTATGGTGAACATCCTAAAAGAAATGAACTAGATAAGATTTTTTGTTCTACAGGAAGTCTTGGGATGGGAATTACTGTAGCAATTGGAAGAGCGTTGGCAAATCCAAAAAGAAATGTTTATTGTATGATTTCTGATGGGGAATGTGCAGAAGGATCTGTATGGGAAGCACTTAGATTTTCAAATGATTATGGAATAAAAAATCTGCAGATTTATGTAAACGCTAATGGATGGGCTGCATATGATCCTGTTAATTTAATTCTTCTAGAAGATCGCATCAGAGCATTCAATCCCAGAGTTAAATTTTGTAGAACATCTGTAGAACACTTTGGACTAAAAGGTTTAGATGCACACTACACTAATTTTACAGAAGATCAATATCAGGAGGCAATTAATTCATTATGAGACGTAGATTTCAAGAACTTCTCACCGAAGAAATGAAAATCAATAAAGATATTTTTCTTCTTGTTGGAGATGTTGGATATAAAGTATTTGATCATCTAAGAGATGAATTTCCAGAACGGGTAATTAACCCTGGTGCCGCTGAGCAGTTGATGATTGGTATGGGAGTTGGCCTTGCTTTAGATGGAAAGATTCCCGTTTGTTATTCTATTACTCCTTTTGTTTTGTATCGTCCCTTTGAGTTTATTAGGAACTATTTGCACCACGAGCAAATTCCTGTTAAACTAGTAGGTAGTGGTCGTGATGATGACTATGGACCTTGTGGGTTTTCTCACTATGCGTGTGAAGACACTAAAGTGTTAGAAGCACTTCCAAATATTGAAGTGTTTCGCCCACAATCACCAGAAGAAGTTGATATTAAACAATTTTTGTATTCGGGCAAACCATCATACATTAACTTAAAACGATGAAAATTTTATTCACCGGCAGCCGCGGTAATCTTGGTAAAGAACTTATTCCTCTTCTTGAGGAGGATCATTTAGTTCATTATTGTGATATTGATTATGCTAATTTTGATTGTGTAAATTCTTTCTTTCGTAATAGGGAGATTGATTTTATAATTCACGCAGCTATTCGTGGTGGTCGTCGTGTTCGTGCCGATATTGCAGATGATTTTTACAACAATACAATGATGTTTGAGTGCCTAGCATCTCAAAATGTTCCAATGATTAATCTATGTAGTGGCGCTGCATATGGTAGAAATGATGATATTATGTCTGCATCGGAGAGAGACTTTGGAAAAAGAATTCCAGAAGATTATTATGGATTTTCAAAGTATTTGATTACTCATAGAACACATCAATTAAAACACGTATACAACCTGAGATTTTTTAATGTCTTTGGTAAGCAGTCGCCAAAAGATATGTTCACCACTGCCAACATTCTCAATTACATTAAT